CAATTCTTGCTCTACTATATGTTCTATATGTATTATCACTTTCTTCTTGTAATGCAAAAGTACCATCTTCCAAAAGGAGTCTAAGATCACCTACTGACGTAGCACTCTGACTTTCTTCTAGTAATGTAAAAACAACTATATTTGTTCCATCTAGTAGTATATAGTTTGTAGTATCTGGTGTACTATCTTCATATATGATAAATTCTGGAAGTTCAATTTCTTTATCCCCGCCTGGAATTCGGAAATTAACTTCAATTGATTTAATAATTTCACCAGATGTAACATTTGGATAGATAAACCCTTTAAGTGTAAATGAAAGAGTCCAAGTAATAGTTCTTCTTGCTGTTAAATCACCCTCGTACTCATCTGCTACATCAGCAGAGTTTAACGTAATAGGAACATCTGCCTTGATGTTCATATCGGGAATTGTATTGACGGTAACAGTAAACTCTGGTGTAAAATAAGGAAGTACCTGCTCTAAAATTTGTGTTCCGTCTTCAGCATTCTTAACAAGTATGAATAATTGGAAATCAAAGTTGTAAGGAACAGGATTATACATTGTAGTCATATTGGAAGTAGTAGAAGAAGTGTTTGCTGCTACATTTCTACCAATTGTATTCAATTTTCTTGCAGAATCATAAGAAACTCCTGTCATCGCAAACCCCATCCTTGGAGTTCTCGTTGCTACAACTTTTCTATCTGCAGTGGTTTCTTGAATAGCAAGTAGCCACTTCTGTTTGGGGCCATATGCAAGAGGAACTTTTAATCGTTCAACAACAACACCACTTGAATTCTTCCTTTCAATATTAATATCATTGAAAAGAGTTCCAAACACTGCTACATATTTTCTTATAGTTTGATGATAAAAGGTAGATCCTAACATTAGTACCCTGTTCCTTCACTAAATGGATTACCTTCTGTAAAGTCAAGTATAGAATCAGCCACAGTTTCAATCCCTACATTGTTTGCATATGAATCAGTCTGTACTTCATCTGATGCACCAGTTGATATAGTCTTATCATCAAAAGAAGTAACCACATAAGAAGCAGTTGTTTCAATCATAAGTTTACCTTTAGCAGAAGAGTTTGGTGTAGTAAGACTTTCATCTTCTAACAGAATACTATCTGATGTAGTATCTCCATCCTCTTGTTTAAAGGAATATGGATATTCTAAAATTTTACTAGAATCACTAAATGAACCTATGATATTACCAATAGTAAGAGTTATGTATTCTGAAGTATCGGTAACAGCTCCCTCAGAAACATAACTATTTCCATCTTCTCTAACCAGATTATCACCACCCTCAGTTAAAAGATTCTTATATACTAGATCAGTACCAGTTACTCCAAATATCTCACCCTTGATCGTGGCATTTGAATATCCAGTAGATCCTTGATAGACGGATTCTCCAACTGTATATGTACCAGTTCCAGCACCAAGAGTAAATTTTATTGAATAAGAATGGTCAATTTCTATTTGATCAAGTGCAGCAATACCTGTATCAATTGCTTCATCAGCGTATTCAAAGAGTTCACAAACTAAATCAAAAGTTTGTAGTCCACCCATTTGATAGAAAACATTCGTATCTTGCACGTGTTTAATCTCAAAAAGGGAGTCAGACAAAGGAAAGAAAATAAGATCACCTTCTAATGGTTCTTTATCTCTATTACCTGTTTCAAAATTTAAATCTATAAATCTTCTACGAGAAATTGTAAAAGTAATTTGATCTCTTACTTCTAATCCAAAGTTACTTACAAATGTACCATCACCCTCAAATCCATCTATGCTCTTAATGTACACTTCTACCATACGAGCATCTTCAAACTTAGAAATACGATCCTCTCCGTAGATAGAATCTGTATTAACTTCAGTTCTAGGCATATAGTGAACATCAATACCGAAAGATTTGATAGACTCAATTACGATACTTTCAACTAGTCTTTGATCTGGTGTATCTGTTCCATAATGATTAAAGTAATGATTAGTTGCCATTTATATCCTCTAACCTATATAGAAATCATCGGGGAGTTGATATTCTAACTTTCCTTCAACTTCTAATTTTTCAATTTCTGTAATTGCATCATCATATAATTGTCTTCCATTTAGAGTAACACCACCCGGCAATTGAACACCTTCAAATTTTATAAGGTTCATTCCCCATTGTCTTTTTAGGAGTGCTGTACAATATTTTTTAAGGAACATATCACTATAAGCATCAGTATATGTTTCTGGATTCATTGACGCATAAGCTTCAATTATAACAAAGTCATCTATTTTAAGATCTCCACTCCAATCTATGTCAAGATAAATTCTATCTCTATGTCGATTAAATCTGAATCTTGGTAATCCAGAAAAAAGATTTTGAATAGTAGCAAGATATTGTTGAGTGAAAACATAGTTTTTCATATCACCAGCTGCACCCATTGTATAAAGATCATTCAATGCGTACTGATAATTGACTGAAAACATATTTGTACTACCACTCAAATTTTCGGTAAGTGGTATAATTCCTGTAATACCAATATAACTCTCATCTAAAGAAAGATATTGATTATCTATATCACCGATAGTTTGAGCTGTACTACCATGAACGGTTGCTGTTGCACCGCTTGTTGCTCCTGTAATGGTTTCACTGGCAGTCCATGTAGTAGTTATATCTGTATAATAGGTATTTCCATCTCCAATCGCGTCGGCATTGGAATTATTTTTTGTAGTTGGTTTTGAATACCTTATCGTAGTATTTGCACTGTGGTATTGATGAAATGTAGCCTTAATACCACTAGATCCCCCCTCAATCGTTTCTCCACTAGAAAAAGTTCCAGAGGTTGAAGAAACGATTTGAGTTGATGCTGAAATTTGTTTCTTTACAAATTCTGGATGTGTACCATCAAAATGATATTCTTGCCAGTAAGTTATTGCGTCATCAATAGTGTCTTCAATTTGGTCATCATCAAGATTCAGTTCAACAACTGGATGCCCCAATTTTCTTTTACAATAATCTTTAAATGTAGTTCTAGATGTAGGTTGTGTCATTTGTTTAAATCCTTACTTCGTAGATTCTGGAGATACGGTTACAATACCTTGTGCTAATCTTTCTACAGTAGTGGCATCAGATTGAGTATATTCTATATCATATTCATACTGACCAGCAGCAACGTTTGCAGTATTTGTTGCGGTCATAGAAATTGTCACATTCGATCCAGTAACGGATGTAGAAAAAGTATGTATATTGTTACCAGAATATGTAGATTGACGCATCTTAGAGGCACAAGTACCTGTAGAAATTGTGACATTCCCGCTGGCAGAGTTTTGTGCAGTAATGGTCTTTTCAAAGGTGGCCCCTTGATCCAATACAAAATTTACGGTTTGTTTGATTAAAGTCAGTGCCATTTATTCCTTACGCTGTATCTAATGGGTAGTTATTTGCCCAGTATGAATTGTCTGCCTGAGTTTGAAAAAAATCTTCGTCATCCATTGATGCTGTAGCCTTCAAATAATTACTATCTGCAGCACCCGATGTTATATTAGGATACGGATCTTTTTTATTTTCAGAAGTATCTTCAAGTCTGTCTGGATGATGACTTGGACTCCATATCCATGTGTTCGTAGCATCCTTATTGTTTTTTGTTGCCCACCCAAGCGGATCAAGAGCAAATCCATTTACTCTATTTGTATTTTCCTAATCGTCACCCTGTAAGTCTGAGTGTGATAATGCTGTATTCGATACCCATGTACCTGCCCAGTTTGATGCAAATACATATGCATTGTCAGCCGAATCACAAAATGCACCAAATCGTGTATCTGCTTCCCTGTCTCCCTCGTATCCTACTCCTTGAATAAATCCTAAGAAGTCATTTGTATTGCTCATTTGTACATGGTGCCACTCTATTTCGTGCACTTTACCTGTCCTCAGATTTGTTTGGTAGAACTTAAAGGAGTCTTTAATATTTTGTACTAGTGCATCCTCATGTTCAGATCGCGTACTGGGTTTCCAATATCCCACAGGCCCACCATTATACACACAAGTAATCTGATACCACATACGCACATCTTCTTCAACATCATAAGGATTCATTGTTTGGTATATGGTTGTACTGCTGTCATGGGCATTTTCAAATGGGTCTTGATAAACATTACTAGGAGTGTTAGTGTATATTTTAGTATTTGCTGATACTCCCAAGACTGGCTTAAGGAATCCCTCAACACTATTGTAGTTACTCTGATTCCTACCCATGTGTCCTATTTGGAAATGGAGTCTACCTTGAAACTGTTGTAATCTAAATCCACCTCCTCGCACATTACCGTAATGCTTTGGTGACATTGCCCAGACTGTTCCATTGGGTTCGACCCTTTGATCCTCATGAGTGATTTTAGTAAAGTTTGTTGAAAATGTTGATGTAATAGTAAATGGTTTTCCAGTTCTTGCTTCACCATCGGCAAGAGCAGAGTAACTACCAGTACTCCAAGTTGAAGTATTACTATTGTAGGTATTAGGATATTCTACCAATCTCATCAATGCTTCATTCCATGCTAGATGACTATTAGTGATTGTTCCTTCTGCTTGTACAACACTCTTCATTTCCTGAATATCGTCATGGTGGGGGCCTTCCATTTCCCAAAAGTGATCCTCACCGTTTTCTCCCCAATAGGGGCTGGCTGCATCAGTTCCATTGGTTACTAATCTATCTTTTGCACCATCATTTCTAACATAGTCAGTCCAGTAGGTAGAACCCCATTGACCATCGGATATACTCTCTGTTACAATAGCCGGAAAGTCTCTGTCACCTGCGTGTGGAGATATAGTTACAATACCTTCTGCTAATCTTTCTACAGTACTGGTATCAGATTGAGTAAATTCTATATCATACACATATCTACGGTCTTCAGAAACATTGGCAGTATTTGTTGCTGTCATTGAAATAGTAACATTTGATCCAGAAACGGATGTAGAAAAATCATGTATATTGTTACTAGAGTCTATGGATTGTCTTAGCTTGGCCGCAGTAGTGCCGGAAGATATGACCACATCACCACCTGCTGTGTTTTTGGCGGTAAAAGTCTTGATAAAGGTGGCCCCTTGATCCAATACAAAATTTTCAGTTTGTTTGTTTAAAGTCAGTGCCACCAAGAATCTCCCTGTTGTTAAAACCTTTTTCTATTATTATTTAGTAAAGGTGGGGATTGTGAATATGACTATTTTCTATATTTCGGAGTGTGTAAAAGAGGGGAAAACTAAGGTAGAAATCCCCCAACCCTGCACGAAAGAAACATAATATATTTTTTGATTTTTTTCAGATCCACCATAGACAACAGCTGGAACATTTCCGTTAATTCTTAAAGAATTAACTTCTCCTTTAGTATTAGTATTTCTTATATTAGCTTCAACTGAATTCATAAAAACAGAGGTTTTTAACTTATGTTGTTTGATAAATCAAACAAATTATTTAAATAAATCAGAAACTGAAGTTGAATTAGAAATTCGTTTAATTGCTTCTCCCATTAAGTTAGATATTGTCAAAACTTCAATATTAGAAGCTTTTTTTATTTTATCTTGGTTATCAATCGTGTCTGTTACAATTAATTTTTTGATTTCAGATTTATTAATTTTTTTAACTGCCTCACCACTTAGAACACCATGAGTAACATAAACATGGACTTCTTTTGCTCCTCTTTCCATCAAAATTTTTGCTGAATTAACTATTGTTCCACCTGAGTCAATAATGTCATCTACAATTATACAGGTTTTATTTTTTACATCTCCAACAATATTCATCACTTCAGATTTGCCAGGAGCTGGTCTCCTTTTGTCTATAATTGCGATGCCAACATTAATTCTTCTACTCAAAGCTCTTGCTCTTTCAACACCTCCAACATCTGGAGCTACACAAATTAAATTATTAGTTTTAATGTTTTTTTTGATATGTCTCGCAAATATAGGAGTGGCGAATAAATTGTCTACCGGGATATCAAAAAAACCTTGAATTTGACCAGCGTGTAAATCAACACTTAGTATTCTATTTGCTCCAGCATTCGTGATCAGATTTGAAACTAATTTTGCAGATATTGCAGTTCTTGGTACTACCTTTCTATCTTGTCTTGCATATCCAAAATAAGGAATAACTGCAGTGATATTTTTTGCAGAAGATCTTCTTAATGCATCAATGCAAATTAAAAGTTCCATTAAATTATCATTTGCTGGATTAGAAGTTGATTGAACTACAAATATACTATTACCTCTAATATTTTCATTAATTTCTACATAGATTTCATTATCCGGAAACCTTTTGATATTCGTATTCACTAATTTTAGTTTGAGGTTTCTTGCAATGTCTTTGCACAACTTCAAATTACTCGTACCAGCAAGAATTTTCATGCGTTAAGTTGCTTATACAACTTTAATTAAACTTTTCAAATAAATTAAACATTTAATTAAGTCATTAATATGACAGAAATGCATCTTCCATAATCTTTTTCATTATTAAGGCAAGATCTTCTGTAACTGTAAAAAGTTTCCCACGCTGTAAAAGTATCCATTTCTATATTTTCTATATTTTTAATATTTAAATCAGATATTTTATTGTTTATAAAACCTCTCAAGTCAAAAATATATTTGTTGTCCACAATTTTTTTAAAAAACTCTTCATATTTCGGGTTTTGATTTATAAACTTTTCATAAAAATCAATTTTTACCTCATAATTTTCTTTTCCAATACATGGTCCAACTACCACAAATAAATTATCGATATTAGAATCTAATTCTTTGAATTTTTTAATAGTATTTCTAATGACTCCATTTAAAGCACCTCTCCAACCAGAGTGAATACATCCAATGATTTTTTTTTGGGGATCATATAATAGGATTGGAGCACAATCTGCGGTCAGTATACCAATTCCAACATTTTTGAT